TAATGCTCAAGAACAGAAAATAACAATTAAAATAGACAAGGTTCTTGTTAGTCCAACAGGGGTGGAAATGAAAAATATAGAGTCTTTATATTATGATAGATTTAATTCTGAAAATAATAAAAAATACGACCAGCTTGATGCATCACCTTTAGGTCTTGGAATAAAACAGATGCTTAATAACGATTTATTATCTTATCCAAATTTACTACAATTATGAAAGAATTATTCAAAGGGCTATGGGCTCTTATTTGGGCAACGGCAGTTAGTTGTTTAATGTTTACAATTGGAACTGTTTACTCTTTAGGGTATTCGATTTGGCTTACAATAACTTTGAAGAGATGGTATGCATTTTTTCAGTTTTGGTGGAGAATGATTGATGGAGCTTGTGTTGTTGCTGGCCATATACTTTACGAAATCGCTTATGCACTTGATATGGGGTGGAATGTTAATGGTGAAATTCTTGAGGATATGTTCACTGCAGAGGAAAATACCACATTTACTCAGAGAGACCTTTCGGTTTCAGCGAGTGTTGGAAAGCTTGAAATAGAAGGTAAACTAAATAAGAGTGGTAAAAGATTTAGCAAGGTATTGAATTTTGCCTTTAATCAGAAACAACATGCAATTGATGCATGGAATTATACAGTTGCTAAAAAGGAGTTGAAAGAAAAGTATTTTGAGAAGAGAAAAAAGAGTAAGCGTAAGTAATAATCTTTTTCAGCTCTATTTATAGTAAAAAATTCATTATGACAATAGGAACTGGAAAAACTGTATATGAGCAAATACTTTCTTTGGATGTTGATAACAACCCAGTTACTGGTGCCACTTTTGATAGTGTAATGTTTAAAGATGGTATTGAGGATACTGGTACAACCGTCAGTGTTTCACTCAATGACATATCAAGAGGTTTGTTTTTAGCTGAGTGGTCAGCATCAACTGTTGGAACATATCAGTTTTATACAAAAAACAACTCAACATCTGTTATTTTCGTATCAGACCCAGTTTCTGTATTGTCTGATGAAGAGATTAATCCAAATATCTATATTGGTCTCTAAATTTCAATAAAGTGTTTTTTACCCCTATTTATTAAGAAAATAGGATATGCTAGACAAAAAAATGCTTGAATATGCGAAATGCGCAAAGGACCCAGTATATTTTCTAAATAATTACGGTTACGTATTTGATGCTAAAAAAAGAAAGGTAGACAAGATGTCTTGTTTCCCTTATCAGGAGACTTGTGTTAAAAAATTTCATAAAGAACAAAACAATATAATTCTTAAGTCAAGACAAACAGGTCTATCGGTTGTAACAGCTGGATACGTTGCCTGGAGGCTTATGTTCAGATATGATGAGAAGATATTGATTATTGCCAACGATGGTGCAGGGGCAGTTAGATTCTTGGATACCGTTAAGCAATTTATCGAATATCTTCCAGATTGGATGAAGCCAGATAGTATAGACACAGAGAACCAAAAGAAAATAATGTTCTCGAATAACTCTTATGCAGAAGCTAAGGCATCGAGTCCAAACGCTGGTCGTGGAGACTCCCTTACAATGCTTATTCTTGACGAGACTGCCTTCATCAAAGATGCTGAAGCTATTTGGATGGGTGCGGGTATGGCGCTTTCTGCTACTGGTGGTAAGTGTATCATGATTTCAACCCCTAATGGTACAGGTAACTTGTACTATAAGACATGGGTTGACGCAATCAATAATGCAAATAAATTTGTAGGAACAACTGTTCACTGGACTGAAAATCCAAACAGTACCGTTGGTCTTGAGTGGAAAGTGAATCCAACTGGAGAACAGGTTCCTTGGTCTCCTTGGTACGAAGACCAATGTAAGAGACTTAACTGGGACTCTGTTAAGATTGCGCAGGAGCTTGACCTTTCATTCGAGGGTTCGAAGAGACTTGCTGTTGACCCTCAATTGGTCGAAAAGTATACTAAGAAAGTAAACGCTGATAATAAGGCTGAAGGTTATCTTAGATTTAACTACATGGAGAAGGATAATCCAGCACTTTTCTCAGAGCTTATATCTGATGTAACAAACACAATCATATTTAAGAGACCAGAAGATGGAAAACAGTATATAATTGGTGCAGACGTTGCGAGGGGTGATGGGCAAGACTTTTCAACCATCCAAATATTGGATGTTGACACTTTGGAGCAGGTTGCTGAATTTAGAGAGAAAATATCTCCAGACCTTTTCCCGTTCGTGATTAGTCACTTAGCCAAGATGTATAACATGGCATATGTTGTAATTGAAGCCAACTCATTTGGTCTTGGGGTTTGTTTTGATATGAGAGATAAGTTCAAGTATCCAAGAAACAGATTGTATTTTTCTAAAAATATAAAAGACATTCACGTTAGACACTATAAGTATAAGGTGAATGAGGGTACTGAAATTCCTGGATTCCAGACATCAAGAAAAAATAGGGTACTTCTTGTTAAGGCCATAATTGAACACATGAGGGAAGGTTCTCTTATTCTGCACTCAAAGAGGCTAATGGCAGAATTCCAAACATTTATTATGAATGGTGATAAGCCAGAACACGAGCCAGGATTTAATGATGACCTTATTTTAGCTCTTGGTCTTGCGCTTTATATCAGAGATACAGAATTTGAAAACGTTACAGCAAGCACAGAAATGTACAAGAGCATGCTTAATGCGATGATGCTAAGTACAAGTTCATCAGCGGGTATGGTTCAACCAATTAACAATAAGAAAGTTGACCTGCCAAATGGGGGTGGTGGAATGTTTGTATTTAATGGAACAACCAACATAAATATTAACCCAGCTGACCTAGATGATACCAGCTGGCTTTTAGGGTGATAACTATTTACTTTAGGCACCCAATAACATATATTTTATAAAAAAAGAGTAATGGCAGGAGAGGAAAACAATAATATCAGTATTTTTAGTGGCGTTAAGAGTGCTATTAACAAAAATAAGCGTTCAACACCATTGGTTCAAAACCCAGGTACAATTCAAAACGTAGGTGACGGATTGCGTCAACGCCAGGGTGGTAATAATATAGAGCATGTTCAGCAGCAGTTTCTTGATTGGCAAGTAAACAAGATTGCTCATGACCTATATACGAGGACTATTTATTACGATACAGATAGAACAAACGCATATCAAGACTTTAGAGCTATGGATATGTCTCCTGAGATTGCAGCAGCTCTTAATATCATTAGGGATGAATGTTTAACCAGGGGTGAGAAAGGTAAGATTCTTGACATTTACTCTGAAAACTCAAGAGTTAAGACAGTTCTTGAGGACCTGTTTTACAACAGACTTGATGTTGACTTCTCTCTTAAACTTTGGATTAGAGACCTTCTTAAATATGGGGATTTCTTCCTTCACCTTCATATCGACAAAGACGAGGGAATTTATGACGTTATGTCAATTCCTCAGGAGGAGGTGCATAGAGAGGAAGGGTATGACGGTAAATCTCCAGACAGTATTAGATTTAGATGGGAAACAACTGGTGACTATTTTGAAGAGTGGCAAATTGCCCACTTCAGACTTCTTGAAGATACCAGAAAACTTCCTTATGGCCGTTCTATTCTTGACCCAGCTAGGAAGCTTTGGAAGCAACTTCAGCTTGCAGAGGATTCAATGCTTGTATATCGTATTACAAGAGCTCCAGAAAGAAGAGTTTTCTATATTGATGTTGGAAACTTGGAGCATGCAGACGTTGCTCAATTTATTCAACAGTTCCAGATTCAGCTTAAGAAGCAGCCTATAGTTGACCAGAAAACTGGTAATATCAACTTGAAGTATAATCCAATGAACGTAACAGAGGACTACTTCATACCGATGAGAGCTGATAGGTCTTCAAGAATCGAGACATTACCAGGAGCATCTAACCTTGGTGATATTCAGGATATTGAATACCTACAAAATAAACTATTTGCCTCTTTGCAAGTTCCAAAGAATTACTTAAACTATGGAGAATCACTCCCTGGGGGCTCAACTCTTTCTCAGCAAGATTTAAGATTTGCTAGAACGATTAATACAATCCAGCAAGCAGTTCTTGCGGAGCTTAAGAGAATCGCAAATATTCACTTGTACTTTAACGGGTTTAAGGATGATATTGATAACTTCACATTAACACTTAACAACCCTTCTACACAGCAGGAATTACTTAAGCTTGAGACAATGAAAGCACGTCTTGAGGTGTTTAAGGAAATGTTCTCTGCTGAGGCAACGTCCCCAGTATCTTACGTCTGGGCCATGGAAAATATTCTCGGTTTCTCTAAGAGCGAGATTAAGCTTATCCTTAAGCAGAAGAAGGTTGAGAAGAAGATTTTTGCAGAGATTGATAGTGCTGTTGAAATGTATAAGAAGATTGGCTTATTCCGTGACCTTGATGATAAGTATGAAATTGAGGGTGCTGAAGAAATGATGATGCAGCAGCAACAAGCTGGAGGTGAAGAAGGAGGTGGAGATGAGTCTGGAGGAGGCGGTGGCCTTGGAGGAGGACTTGGAGGTGCCTTCGGAGCAGCTGAAGAATTACCACTTCCAGGAGCTGAAGCTGGTGGGGAAGAGGCTGGCGCAGAGGCTGGAGCAGAAGCTCCTGCTGGAGAGGCGGCACCAATAGCTGAATCAAGATTTAGAAAAGTACAAAGAGCTTCTGATAATTATGTTGACAAGATGCTTAATGAGTTGCTTGGGTTTGATGAAACGAAGTCGAAGAAGAGAAGTATTGATGATAATGCGCTCATTAAGAGAAATGCGAGTATGAAGCTTGAGTCTAAAAAACTAATTGACAGCATTAATATTGGTTTAACAAACAGAGGATTTAGCAGAGATGTCATCCAGGAAGAGGTGATAAGAATCCCCAATTCAAACCCCCTAATTGATGGCTCAAGCGAGCTTACTCAAAGTAATGAGGAGTTGATGAAAGGTATTGAGAATATTTTGAAGAATAGAAAAAAGCAATAACATGATTGAGAGGCGATATTACGAGGTCGGTAATGTGAATGACGCATACGGCATTAAAAAAGAGGTTCTTTCGCTTCTTGATGAACTTGAGTATTTCGATAGTAGAATAAGAAAATTTTTAGGCCCAAATAAGGTTAAGTCAGCTGGTGTTGATGCAAAGAGGAGTTGTAGAAATATTGAAAAGAAGCTTAATGAAATAAAGAAAAAGATTCAGATGACCAAGCAGGATTATGAGTCAAATTATGACGACTATTAATTTTTTTTGCACTGAAAACTTTTTTGATATACATTTGCAATTGTGGGAGCGCCTAATCTTCCAAATAGAGATAAAAAACTTAGGGTAGAATTTTTAAGGCGGGAGCACTATCTTCCGAATAGAGACAAAAAACTGGACAACATATGTATATAGTTTTCGATACCGAGACAACTGGAAAAGCCAAGTCTTTTTCAGCGCCTGTAGACGACTTCAACAATTGGCCAAGATTGGTACAAATTGCATGGAAAGTCTTTGATAAAAATGGTGTAGAGATTGATTCTCAAAACTTAATTATCAAACCGAGTGGCTTCATCATTCCAGATGATGCAATAGCTATTCATAGAATCACTAATGAAATTGCAAAGGAGAGAGGTATCCCCCTTAGGGATGCTCTTGAAAAATTCTCCAAGGTAATTAAGACTAGCAAGTATCTTATTGCTCACAACATATCTTTCGATGAAAATGTTGTTGGATGTGAATTCTTAAGAGAAGGAATGCGCAATTGCGTTCCAGATATTCAGCATGTAGATACCATGAAATTGACCACAGAATTTGTGGCAATACCAGCTACCAGAGGTAGAAGTGGATTTAAGTTCCCAACACAGACAGAGTTACACCAAAAACTTTTTGGACACGCTTTTGAGGATGCTCACGATGCGCTTGCCGATGTAACAGCACTTTCTAAAATTTTCTTTGAATTACAGAGAAGGGGAATATTAGGATTTAAGGAGGGTGAGGATGAAGTATCTAATGATTCTCTTGAGGAGTTTGTAAGCGATTCAAGAGAGGAGAGTGTAGAAGTACAATCAGAATCTATACCATTTGTTCCACTTGGATTACACACGTTTCACTCTATTCTTGATGGTGCTGGCTCACCAGACGATTATGTAAAGATTGCAAAATCACTCGGCCACACTTCAATGGCCATTACGGATAACTCAACCTTATCTGGAACATTTGACTTCTACAACAAGTGTAAATCTAAGGGAATCAATCCAATATTTGGAATTGAAATTCTCTTGAATGACAATATCGGCAGGTTTGAAGATAAGTCGATAGAGGGTGATAACTTTAAGATGAAATTGTTCGTTAAGAATGAGCAAGGATATTACAACCTTAATCACTTATTGTATCTAGCAAACACAGAGGGTTATCACAACAAGGAGGGTAGAATTAGAACGGAATGGCTCCTTCAAAATAAAGAAGGTCTTATTGCATCAACATCTGGGCTAGAGAGTAAGCTTGCAAGCATGGTCCTTAGAGGTAAGGAGATAGATGCTGAGAATTATCTAAACATGCTTAAGACTGAGTTCGGTGACGACTTAATTATTGAGTTAAAGCTTAATAAATTCTCCGCACAAAAGCAATACAACAATTTCCTACTCAAGATGATGCGTAAGTACAATATTATGCCTGTATTGAGTAATGATACATACTATCCAAAAAGAGAGGACTCAGTTCTTCAGGATGTTGTTACAGCTATTAAACAGCAAAGACCTCTTTCGCATTCATTTCTTAAGGAGAATAGAGAGCTTTGGTATTTCAATAGCAATGACTTCAAGGAGGTGAATGCAAAATACGGATTCAATTATCCAGAACAATTCATCGACCTATGCTTATCAAATACTTTTAAAGTCGCAGAGAAATGTAATTTTGAGTTTGAGACAGGTATTGAAAAATATCCAAGATACGAGCCAACACAGGATGTGATAGATTACTTCAAGACTGATAAACCAGATGAGATAATAAAGAAATTATCATTTGCAAAGCTTAAGCAGAAGATAAAGAAGTACCAAGAAAACGGCATCGTAAAGATGACTGAAGAAAAAATTCAGGAGTATGTTGACCGTCTTAACTATGAGCTACAAGTAATCGAGTCCAAGAAAATGCTTGACTACTTCCTTGTAAACTGGGAGATAATCAACTTCTACAGAAAGCAAGGATATGATATTGGACCAGCCAGAGGTTCTGCAGCTGGCTCCTTACTTTCCTGGTGTCTTGATATTACAAAGATTGACCCAATTAGATTTAACCTTTACTTTGAACGATTCCTAAACCCAGAGAGAAACAGTCCACCAGATATTGATATTGACTTCATGACTGGTACGGATGATGTGACAAACAATTTCCTATACGATAAGTACGGAAGAGAGCGTGTGATTTCTGTAGGAACATTTGGAACCTTCTCAGAAAAGAATACAATCAAGGATGTTGTTAGAGCTTATAGAGGAAAAGAGGCTACTGGATTTGGTTCAGATGTCTTCGCATTAACAGAAGAAATGCCAGACTTCCTTAAGTACAATGACACACTTGAGCACTGGTTTGAAACTTGGCCAGATAAGCCAGAGTGTAGTCCAAGAGTTAGGGATTGGATTAGAGACCCAAAGAATAAGGAGATTATTGATGTTGCTCTAAAACTGCAAGGTAACATTAGAGGTATTGGTCAGCACGCAGCTGGTGTAGTTATTACTCCAGATGTTTCTTGGAAGTACATACCAACAAACATCATTGCTTCAAACGAAAACATAGTAACAGCCTTCCAGGAGGCAGATAAGTCAGGTAAGGACCTTTCTGCGCTTGGTATATTGAAGCTTGACCGTCTTAAGCTTGAAACACTTAATGTAATCAAAGACACCATTGCTCTTGTTAAGAAGCATAAGGGAATTGATATTACAGAGAAGGTTGATTACGTAGACCTTGAAGACCAAAATCTTTTTATAGAACTAAGGCTCGGTCTTAACCATGGTATATTTCAGTTTGAAAGTAGTGGTATGAACAACTTGATACGAGGTATGCAGGTTGATAGGTTTGAAGAGCTTGTAGCGTGTAACGCACTTTACAGACCAGGGCCAATGGGTATTGGAGCTCACGAAGAGTTTATCAGAAACAAGTTTAATCCAGAAAAAATTCAGCTTGTTCACCCAGCTCTTGAGCCAATTCTTAGAGAAACAAATGGGGTATTGGTATTCCAGGAGCAGCTAATGTTTATCGCTGATAGAATTGGTGGTATGGGTCTTGGAAAAGGTGACAACCTTAGACGATACATGGACAAGGCTAGTAAGATTATCGCCAGAAGTTCTGCGGGCGAAGTTCTAACGGAAGATGAGAAGAATAATAAGAACTGGCAAGGATTCCAACAATATTGGAATATGTTCCTTGATGGTGCGGTAGCTCAGGGATATAATAAAGACGAGGTAGATAAGATAAAAGACTGGGTAATCCAATACTTGGGATATTCATTCAACAAGTCTCACTCGCTTTCATATTCTTACTTGGCGATGCAAACGCTTTACTTAAAGCACTATTATCCTACTGAGTTCTATACAGCGCTTTTGAATCATCCTAAGTCTGGTCCAAAAGAGAAGCAGCAACAATGGATTGCATCAGCAATTGCATCAGCAATGTCTAAAGGTATAGTCATAAAAAGACCTTCAAGAAAATCTGGATGGGAGTGGACAATGACAGGAGACCATGAAATATCAATGGGGTTCTCTGGAATCAACGGATTGGGTACTATAGCCTATGAGGAAATGCTTCAACTCATAGATGAAATACAAGTGAAAAAGGGTGAGCCAAAGAAAACTTTGGAAACAGTCAGCATGAGTACATTCATGAGACTTCCGTTTAGCAAGTTTACAAAGGCTGCATTCATGGCCTGTCTTAAGGCGGGGGTTTTTGATGATTGGGGAGATTCAAGAGAACAGCTTCTAGCTATGAAGCAGAAGAAGAAAAAGACAAAGGTAGCAGCAAACCAGGGAGTTCTTTTTGATATGAATGACCCTGTTTTCGACATTCCATTACAAAGAGAGGAAAACAAGTATCCAGTCACCACAGACGTTCAAAAGAGACTTGAGTTTATCGAGGTATGTAACTTTGACCTTGAGAAGATTAAATTCATTCTTGATGTTAAGGCAGATATAAATAAAAAGTCAAAGAGAGAAAAGCCAGTTGATACAATCATTAACTTTGATGATAATGATTATTACATATTTGTGGTTGAGAGCTTCCAGCTTGGTCAAGGAAAGACTGGTAAGAGATTTCTAAAATTAGAAGTTGGAGATGGAATAAGTACAACAGTTCTTAGAGCCTTTGAGCCAACTGTTGATGACTTACTTCCAGTTTTAGTTGCAAACGGGATATATATAGCTGAGTTCATTAAAAATGAAAAAGGATATATCAATTTCAAGAGAGGTACAAGAATATTAAGAGTGGATAAAATGTTGAGTAATGCGACTAACAATTGAATTAGTTCCAAGCACAGCTTGGTATAGTAATGTGCGTTCAAATGTAACACAGCAAGAATGGGATGTTCTAAGAAAGGAATGCTATAAGAAGGCTGGATATAAGTGTGAAATTTGCGGAGGAGTTGGCCCAAAGCATCCAGTAGAATGTCATGAGATATGGAACTATAATGACGAAGACTGTACTCAGACACTAGATGGGCTTATAGCACTTTGCCCAAGTTGTCACGAGGTTAAGCACATCGGTCTTGCTCAGATAAATGGAAAATTTAACGAAGCTGTTGAACACTTATCTAAGGTTAATGGAATTAGTGTTGATGATGCCAAACTCTACATTGAAGCCTGCTTTGAAATATGGAGCCAGAGAAGTCAAAAGGAGTGGAAATTGGATATAACGATTTTAGAGAACAAAGAATGATTACGATTTATACTGACGGAGCCTGTAAGGAAAATAAGAGACAAGATGGAAATGCAGTTGGAACTGGTGGTTGGGCTTTTGTTATTCTGGATGAGATAGACCAATCAGATGATATGGGAATCGTTATGAGCGGTTCTAGTGGTGTCATAGGCACAACCAATCAGGAGATGGAAATTCTGGCAGTTGCAGAGGCTATAGAGTCACTTAAGTCTTATGATTATCTGGGTAAGAAAATTAATCTATATTCAGATAGTGCATATGTCATCAATTGCCTTAATGACAAGTGGTACATAAAGTGGAACTCAAATGGCTGGAAGAATAGTAAGGGAAATCCAGTAGAAAACAGGGATGCCTGGGAAAGGGTTCTTAAGGCTATAGAAGGTATTCCAATTACGTTTTACCACGTAAGGAGAAATACCACTAAGTATAACAAAGTGGTTGATGAAATGGCAAAGGAAGCTTCTAAGATAGATACCAGCCAAGAATAGTAAGTGCAGTTGCAAATAGAGTAGATAAAACTGCAACAACAGTCTTTGCCTTTGCCTTGAAGACCTTAAGGTCCTCTATTTCCACTCTATCCTTTTCTTTATCACTCTTGAGTGATTGAATTTCTTTTTGGAATCTTTCAAGCTCTTCATTAGAAAGTTTAACTTCTTGAAGGGCTTTTTTCATTTCACGGAGGTCATCTGCGTTAACAATGCTTTCAACATTTTCTTTCCAGACCTTAATATCTTGTAGAGCATGCTTCATTCCAGCTATTCTTGTCATTTCAAGATTTGTGTTATGTAACTCCTTAGCTAAATTATCAATTTTGCTTTCCATCTTTTGGAGCTGTTGTAGGATTAGATTTTCCTGGTTAGTAGACATATTATCTCTCAATTTGTTGGTTTATAATTCTGCTCGTTTCTGCTTGATTATTCACTTTGTCTTTTGCTCGCTGAAGTTTTTGAATTAATGTGCTTATCTTTTTGTTTTCCTTAACCAACTCAGAAATAATTACTTTTGAATCATCATCGAATTTTTCAAAAACTTTTTTCATACTTTAGGCTTAATTTTAAGTGAATCTTCTTTTAAGTATATATTTCATTTTTTTGTAAAAAACGAAATTTTAGGAAAATAAAACCCTTTTTATTTCATATTTATTATAAAGGTATTCTGCATGAATAGCGATAGTAGATTGAAGGAAAAGATGTTTAATAGTATTTTGTATAATGGCTAAGAAGAGTTTATACAGCAAGCTTGTTAAGAAAGCTGTCTCTAAGGCTAAGTTTACGGCAAATCCGCAAGCCGCAAAAGCAAAGAAGAAAAAGAAATTGGAGAAGGCGGCAAACAAGATGTCAAATAAGATGACAGCACCAGAAAGACTCTTTGCTGGGATGCTTGAAGAGCTTGGGGTTGAATTTGAAACACAGAAGATTATAGATAACAAGATTTTCGACTTCTATATTCCTTCTAAAAATATAATTGTAGAGGTGGATGGTGATTATTTTCACGCAAATCCACTAATATATGAAGCTGAGGACCTTAATAAGATTCAGATTAGAAATCAGAGGAATGATGTGTTTAAGGATGTTTTAGCAAGAGGGAGAGGTTTTATACTGGAGCGAGTTTGGGAATATGACCTAAACAACAATTACTCTGAGCAAAGGGAGAGATTTAAAAAAATGTTGAAAGATGGATAATTTGAGAAAAATAATTAGAGAAGAGATTAGCTATGTATTTCATGAAGCTATGATGAACCAAGACCCTGTTCAGCTTAGCAAAGATATGATTAAGGCTAATGAAGAGCAAATTAAGAGAATCCAGGATGAACTTAAGTTCAGAGAAAATGATGCAAGAGTTTCTGGTCTACCGCCTGAAGAAAAGAAGGCAAGAATAGAAAGGGTTAAGATGAAGAAGAAAGAGCTTGAAATTGCAAAGCAAGAGCTTGAGCTTGCTAAGCAGTCTCAGATTAACGCTGTTCAGATGCAACAACAGTCTCAAGATTCTGTAGAACAAAATCAAACTCAATCACAAATTAATCCTCAAACATAAGGAAAACAAAAAAAGTTTTTCTATTTAGTTTCATTTTTTTATTGCTTATTATTTATGAGAAATTAAAAGGCAATAAATTATGAATAATGAATCAATTGTATTAGGTGGAAGTTCGGATAAGAATAGACCTGCACCTATGAGCACGGGGACAAACATTCCACTAAACAACGAACATCAAGCCCCAATTTCAGAACAAAAGGATTACAAAGAAAAATCAGCTGAAGATATAGCTAGAGAGCACAATATTCCAGCGGAGTATTTGGAGACCCAGTTCCAAGTTCCAACTGAAACAGTAGAGCTTCCTTCTAAGGGGGTATTTTATCCAGGAGGAAAATCAACAGTAAAAATTAAATACCTAACAGCGGAGGAAGATGATATTCTTTATTCTCCAGAGCTTATTAAGTCTGGTAGAGTATTGGATGTTCTTCTTGATAAGGCTGTTATGGATAAGGACCTAAGACCAGAAGATATGCTTTCTGGTGACAGAAACTTCTTATTGATTGAAATGAGAAAGACTGGTCTTGGAAGTGATTACGTTCCAGGTGAGATTATGTGTCCATCTTGTGGTCAGGTTCACACACCAACTATCGACCTTGATAAGTTAAATGCAAAGCCGATTGAAATCATGCCAGATGGAAATGGTGAATATGATGTAATGCTTCCAATAATCAAGGCTAACTTAAAATTCAGATTACTTACGGGTAGAGATGAGAAGAGGCTTGCCAAGCTTTCTGAGGGAAGTGCAGCCAAGGGTTCTGGAGGAATTAAGGTTCCTAAGCTAATTACTGAGAAGTATGTTATGCAAATCATGGAGGTGAATGGAAATAGAGACAAGCTCCACATCAAGAAGTTCATTAGCATCATGCCTATGAAGGATTCAATGTTCTTCAGAGAATACTTAAGAAGAATTGAACCAGGTCTTGACTTGTCTTATGAGTTTGATTGTCCAAGTTGTGGTCACATCGACTCAAGAGATATTCCAATTACACCTAAGCTGTTCTACCCTGACCTTGAATCTTAATAGCTATGTTTGAAAATCATCAAGAAGATAGAATTGTTAAGTCTATTGATGATTTAAAGAAGGTGGTTGAGCAGGATAAGAATCTTGATACTTTGATTGACTCTGTATCTGAGCTAAGTAGAAAGTTTAGTGAGAACACAGAAGAAGTAAGGAGGCTTTCCTCTTTAATTCAGCAAGAGAAGAAAGATAAAAATATAGAAAGGCCTTTTGAAATGTTATTTATACCTTCAAGAGGCCTTTTTTATCCTAGCAAGGAGAACTATCTTCTATTAAATCAGCTAACTTACATAGAAGAAAATCTTTTGACCAGCGAGTTTCTTGTTGAGTCTGGAAAGGCTATGCAGTTTGTTCTTAAGAATATTCTAGTTGAGCAAAACGTTAGGCCAGAAGAGTTATTAACTGGGGATGTTCAGGCTATAAGCTTATTTCTCCGCTCATTTGCCTATGGAGATAATATAGACCTTGAGCTTGATTGTCATCACTGTAAATTCAAGGAAGAGGTTGGAATCAGGCTTTCATCATTCCAGATGAAGGATTTAATTGTTGCTCCAGAAGATGGGTTAATTCCGATGCTTCTCGATGGTTCTGACCTAATCTTTATGTTCAAGCCGCTTACTTACTTCGAAGAGGTAGGGATGACAAAGGCTAAGCTTAGTGGCTTAGACAAAATCATTTACATGACACACTCAATAAATGGCTGTGAGGATAAAGAGATTATATCGAGAATATACAGAAACATGAAAATCCCAGAAATACATAGAATTAAGAAATTTCTTGCTAAGGCAATTCCTGGGGTTGATGCGAATATAAAGCATCAATGTAGCTCCTGTGGAAAGAGTAATACATACAACTTCGGTGGCGTTCATGGGTTTTTATCTTTTCCTCCATCATTTAGAAAAAACATAGAGGAGGAGTGTTTTCTTGTATCATATTATGGAAAAGGCATAACTCTTGAGCATGCCAAGAAAATGTCTGTTACAGAGAGACGATGGCTGTTAAACAGAATTAACGAAGAGCTAACAAAGAAAAGGGAAGCAGAAGAAAAAGCCCACAAGCAAGCAAAGGCAAAATCTAAGATGAAAGGTGGAAGATAGTGGGTTATATTTAAAAAAATTGACCTATTTATTATAAAAGACTTTGTAATGCAAGAACAATCTAAAAAACTTAGTGAATTGAAAGAACAGGCTAATAATGTTTTTCATGAAGCTTTGTTCAGTAATCCTTTTGCAAAAAAGAAAGAGCCAACTGGTCCTGTTTTTGAGGATGAGGTAATTGTTGTCAATAGAAGTCATAGTATATTATTTAAGCAAACAGGTAGCATTATTGTCAACCCCCTGCCAAATTATGGTGTTTGGGTTGAAGTAGACTGGTCAAGTCCAGAATTTAGCTGGCTATCAAATGCTGAGTTTAAAGCCTCTTCTGCAGAGATTCTTGGTAAAGGCAGCTCAAGAAAAATATCAAAAATAAAAGAATGTGACTGGGTTTCTGGAGATTTTAGAGGCGGAAAATTTATTAGAGGAGTCTTTAATGGAGGAACCTTCTTAGGCGAGTTTGGACCAGGCTCAACATGGTCTACAAATCAAGCTAACTTTATTGATGGCAGAACTTATGAAACAGAAACAATACTTGGATTGCCAAATTTAACTAACCTAAGAAAAGATAAGTTCTCATTTAATTTTATATCAGTTCCCCCTGCTCATAATATAACTATAGAGCTGGAGAGTGGATTAGTTCACGTAATATCTGTAATTAAGAGATTAGATTCAAAGAGTAGTACTTTTTCTTATAATGTAACAAATGGTGTTACTAATGAAACAAAATCTGTAAACTTAAGGTGGGGACAACTTAGGGGTCAAAACCAAAGTGAATTTAAGAGTAATACAGTATTTACTACGACATCAATTCCAAATATTTTCACTGATATTTTTGGGTTGACATTTGACAGCCCAATAAAAATGTTGACAGTTGATGTTAATACTAATTTTGAAGCTCCAAAGTGGTCGGAGAAAGAGGAAACTCCAAAGGAATTGGCTACAAAGCAATTTGTATATGAATTGGATAAGATGCCGTTTCTTAAGATTAAACAAATTCCAAGGTCAGCAAAGTCATCAGATAGCCAAAATCAATTATTCTTTAACTTCCCAGCTTCAGAGGACAAAAAGGGATTTGAAAGTGTGGTTAATTTCATAAATAAGGGATGGCTTGATTCTTATGTGAAAAGCATTAGAAAGGCTATGGATAATGGAATAGTAAGTGGCGCACCTTCTAATATGCCATATCTTGCAAATCTTATTGGAAAGCAAGAAAACATAAGCTCCGAGAATATAGATAAAAATATCTACAATTCATTATTGGGATTGGATATGTTCTTAAAGTATTTTGTGAATAACATGGTTTTGAGGGCTAAGCAATCTGGCCCAAATAGAGCTATTTATGATATTGATGACGAGGTTGGTAAAAAATTCATAAAGGATACAATTCTTTCTATGTTAGGTAAGGGTGAGGCTGAAAAGGTTTCGCAAAGCCCTGGTAAAAAACAACCCGTAAAGAAAGTTAAAAAAATTAGCATACCAGAATCAAAAGTCATAGTAGATAATATTTACAATATTTTATCTGAAAGGTTGAAACATTTATAAGGTTCTTACGTATAACAAGATAGAACCAATAAAAAAAATTGTTATGAACCAGTTGTTTAATCTTATCATGATGTCACTAAAAGTAATCAACTACTGGTTGCTTGTGATTCCAACAAAATTTTCTTTCTTTGCTTTTGCTGGATACAATATTTTGATTTACTTGTACTTTGGAGAGATTGACATGAATGTTGTTAGAGATACTCTCGGTGGTAGAGGTAGTTTTATGTATTTTATTTTCATCTTGTTCATCGGTATTCCATACTTGTTGTCATTCTTCTCTATGCTTTCTATGCATATGTCAACTCCAGGTGCAGCTGTAAATTCAGCACTTGATAGAGCTATTGCATACAGAAATGGGCAAATGAGCATCAAGACACCTAATGAGGCATACAAAATTTATAAGCAAACATCTCACCTTGACTTGATGAAGTCAAATTCAAATAGTGAATTGGGAGCAAAAGTTGCTAGAGGTTTTACAGCTGAAATGAGAAATGCTTCACCTCAAGATATTTACAAAAAATTTGTAGAATAAACATAAAAATTTCTTTTTAGAATTGTCAGCCGCCCTTTAATTTGGGCGGCTTTTTTTTTATTATTTTATTTATAAGAAAAAAGCGTATGGCTGACAACATGGATGATAATATAAAAAAAGCAAAAGCCTATAAGGATAGCTTAGATGCAATTAATAAGACCATTGAGAGTCAGAACAAATTAATTGGAAGTCTAGCTAATGAAATGGGTATTGCCTATACTTCATTCCAGACTCAGACGAAGAAAACGCAGGAAGATAGACTTAAGGAAATAAAACTTTTAAATGATGCCAAGAAATCTATAGAAGGCCAAAAAGCTGCTCTATCAGAAACATTCAATCAGGTTCTAAATTTAGATGGTGCATTTAAAACAGTTAGTTCTTCTTCATCCCTATTTGCTTCTTCTTTAGCCTCTATTGACGCTTCAAAAATAAGCCAGGACATTTCTAGCATAGAAGATGTTCAAACTAGAATAAACGAATTGCTAAAAGAGCAGGGAGAGTTGTCTAAAGACCAATCAAAAGAATTTGAAGAGCTTAAGAAACTTCGTGATAAATACATGAAGGAAACAAGAGAGTTCCATAAAGATAGTGAAATTCATTTTGATAAGTGGTTGGATAATAATAAAGAGATTAGTGATATTCTTGATTCTTTACCACTCGATTCCATTTCTGATAAAATGGAATTCATTAAAAAGTTGCGAGAGGGTGATTTAGATGCGGCTGAACAGGTTCTTTCTACAGATTTACTTGATGCTAAGGCTAAAATAAAATTGCTTGGGCTAACTCAGAATATAGTAGATTCTCAGCAACAATTTAATGAGTTGCAATCAGAAGCATCGAATGAGATGAAAACTCAGACAAGCTTGGCTAAAAATCTATGGAATCTTGTTAAGAATAATTCAGGAGACGCTTTTAATAGTATATGGTCTAGTATGAAAGAGACCAACCAGGCATTTAAAGATGCTCAAAAAGACTTCGGTCTAATGTTTGGTGGAGATGGCGCAAGTTATAAGGATATGGCTATGCTTACGAGTGAGGCGGCTAAATTCAATATGTCAACCAAGGATACCCTTGAGATGATGGGTCAACTTGGTGAGGAGCTAAGAACTACTGATACCAAGTACTTAGCAAGCGCAACAGAACATTTCATAGCAATTCAGAAAGCGACTGGAATTTCTTCAGAGGAAGTTAGTACTATAGCTGGTGAGATGATGAGAGCTGGGCAGTCTGCTGGAGATGTTGAAAATTATATGGAAGGCGCAAATAAGATGGCGAAGCTGTTTGGGGTTAATTCTAAGAAAGTTCTCCAAGGTGTTGCTAAGAACATGGAAAAAATGCGTCAGATGGGTTTTACTGGTGGTGAGGAATCATTAACAAGAATGGTTGCTACCGCAGAAAGACTTAGAATGAATGTTGATGAGATTTTTGATGTTGCACAAAGAGCTAGAAGTATAGAGGGGGCTATGGATATGGCATCTGAACTTCAACTCGCTGGTGGTTCATTTGCAAATATAAATCCAATGGACCTTTTATCTGCTGCTCGTAAGGGTCCAGAAGAACTTCAAAAAATATTAACCCAAATGGGTGGTGATATTGGCTCTTGGAATAAGGAAACTGGAGAATTTCAGTTTGACCCAGTAGATGTAGACAGACTTCAGATGGTTGCCGATGCAACTGGACAATCTCTTGATAGTATTCAGAAGATGATTCAAAAGAATGCTGAAGATACTAGAAAGGAACAGTTTATGCCAGACCTTGAGATGGGAGAAATAATGGGTCCAGACGGAAAACCACTTGACCAAGGTATGATGACAAATATGCTTAAGGATAGTCTTGACGTTGATGGTAAAATCATTGAAGGTAGCTTATTGGATAAGGCTGGTGTTAAAGATATTAAGGACTTGACCAGCGAGCAAGCTAAAAGTATAATGGAGGAATATGCGAATGACCAGAAGAGTCTTGAAGAGCAGGCAAAAAATAACCAATCATTCCAAGATAGTATAACAGCGTTTAAGGATTCTGTTATGAACTTATTTACTGTATTTCAACCGATACTTGAAGTATTCACATCAATTATTCAAAGTTTAAATGAGTTTGGTCCAGTTGGTAAAATGCTTGGAGCAGCTCTTGTTGGATTTATAGCTTTTGGTCCTAAAATTATTGCTGGAATAGATGCTATGAAATCTGCATTTGGAGGTATCAAGGATATGTTTGGTAAGGGTAAGGATTTTGTTGACAAGATTAGAGGAAAAGAAATATCTAAGGAAGCTATTCCTGGCTCTGATGCTAAAGACCAAGCGCCAGGAGGTTCTGGTGGTGGTCTTAAGTCACTTGCTGATGGACTCAAGGAAATGGGCGGAAAGGGTGTTCTCCAAGGAATTGCTAATACAGCTCTTGCGGCTCCAGCGTTATTATTGATGCTCCCAGCTATGCCTACATTATTACTTATGGCAGGTATAGGCGCTCTTGGTAAATTGGTTGAATTCGGATTCCAATCTGTTGCCAGAGGTATTTCTGCAATGGGAGAGGCTAAGGGATTATTAAAAGGCGCTCTTGCTATGGTTATAATTGGCGCAGCATTAATTCCGTTTGCATTTGCTCTTCAGATGATGGCAGAAGTTGAATGGGGCACAATAGGAATGATGGTTGTAGGTATACTTGCGCTTGCTGCTATTACAGCGCTACTTGGATTTATAGCACCGCTTATGCTTGCTGGCTCAGTTGCTCTTGCTGCAGCTAGTGTTGGGCTACTTATTTTTGGTGCGGCAATAATGGTGTTTGCCTCTGCTTCTCAAATGATGCAGGGTATGAGTTTTGATTGGCTAGGAAGTCTTGGTTGGAACTTGTTAATTGCAGCCCCTGGATTACTACTTGGTGCAATGGCTTTATTAATGGCTGCTCCAGCCCTTATGCTTGGTTCACTTGCAATGATTCCTATGATGGGTGTCTTAGAAAAGGCATCAACAATTAACTGGACTTCATTTGCAGCTATGTCTTCAGCTCTTTACACAATATCAGGCGCACTATTAGCATTTGGTGCCGCAAGTCTTGCTGGAGGTCTTATGGGCGCTCTTGGTGGTCTTCTTGGTGGCGGAGGTCCTCTTGCTACTCTTGAGACACTCGCTACACTAGCTATTGAAGCTGCAGCACCTCTTATGATGATGTCTGAAGCTATTGATGGACTTGCAGATGGCCTTGAGAAGCTTTCTGCTGCCTCTGCCTCACTTGATATGGAGAAGCTTGATATGCTTAGAGAGCTTGCCTGGTCTATGGCAATTGGTGCCGTTGGTGGTGGAATCATGGGAGACTCAATAGATAAGATTGCAGAGGCTCTTATGAAGCTAACGAAGTCTGGAGAAGGCGGAGGTGGTGGAGGAACCAAGCAAATAGAAATAAATCTCAAGCTTAACGGTAGAGACCTTCAAAAAATTATAGTAGACGACACTTCGATTGTTTCTTAATTTCTGTCTTTCTTTTTTTTGTGGGATTATTTATAATAAAAACTAAATGATGGAAGACGGTTTCCCTTTATTTGACCCAAATGATGAGGCCTCAAGGCAAGAGGAGAGACTCAGAGAATACTATGAGGAATTCTCTGCGAATGCCAGGAGAAAGTTGTTATCAAAAACGATAACAAGGCCTACAACGGTTTATGATGTTCTGTATCCACAGACAAGGGAGGCTTTATTGTCTAAAAATGTTCCATTTAATACAGACCTTGAAGAATCTTCAAAGGAAATAAGGGATAGGCTTGTTGCCAAATTAGTAGTTGATGAGACTGATTTGGATAAGATTTCTGAAAACTTCAGAAAATCACTTCTTGCAAGAGCAAAGATTCAAGATGATAATAAGAATTTATCACAGCAAAGTGATATTTTCAGAAAAGATATGATTTCTAAAAATGTGTCAGGCTCTATGAGTATTGATGATTATTCAGAGCAAGCAAGAATAGAGAATAAGTCAAAAAATAGACCAAACCTATCACTAAATAAGAAGTTTGACGATATTTCTGATGCAAGTAGAACATCTTCTACATCAAAGAATGTTCCTAAGGGTCAGGATTTGTTGAGAGATTCTGAATTTTATAGAAATCAATTCAGAAAGAATGACATTAACAAGAATGTTCCTTCTAATTATGATTTTGACAAAAATTCAGCTGCATTCAGAAGAAATAATCTTAGTAAAAACGCAGAAAAAGAAGTTTCAGACTTGCTTTCTGATTCAAAATTACTAAGAGATGCCAATATTTCTAAGAATGCAAAGGAGACAGCAGACCTTGAATCATTATCTGAAGGCTATAGAGATAATTCTGTGTCAAAGAATGTTCCTAAGAGTCAAGATTTACTAAAGTTTTCTGATGAAATAAGAAATCAGTTCAGGAAGAATGACATCAACAAAAATGTTCCTTCTGATTTTGATATAGAAAGAGACAGTTCTAAATTTAGAAGAGATAATTTAGCTAAAAATGTTAAAAACAGAAAGGGAGACCTTCAGGATGATTCTGATATTTATAGAAAAAGTAATCTAAATAAGAATTCTGAAGGACAAACTACTGCAGATATAGACTTGTTATCTGAAGAAGCTAGACTAAACAATACATCAAAAAACCTATCTAGGACAACTGACCTTGAAAAGGATTCTATAGAATTTAGAAAGGGTGATTTGTCATTAAATGTTAAGTCGGATTCTGACCTGGAAAGTGAATCAAACATCTACAGAAAAGATGACCTGTCAAACAACAGACCTAAGACAACAGACCTTGAATCTGAGTCATCAAAATACAGGGCTGATGACTTATCATTGAATGTTACAAAGGTAACTGATATTCAGATAGACTCAGTTCCATTTAGGGATGGTAATCTCTCTCTTAATAAGCCTGTTGAAACAAACATTCAGAGAGATTCTGTTGAATTTAGATTCAATAACCTATCTAATAATGAGCCAAAGACCTCAAATCTTGAAACTGATTCAGTTCCATTCAGATTAGAGGATTTGTCTAATAATAACCCAAGGGTTACTGACCTTGAAACTGACTCAGTTCCATTTAGGAAAAATGTTCAGTCATTTAATAAACCAAGATTTACTGACTTGGAGGTAGACTCAGTTCCATTTAGGGAAAGTGACTTGTCATTCAACGCCCCTAAGTTTACGAATCTTGAAACCGATTCTGTTCCATATAGGCTGAGTGACCTATCATACAACGTTCCTATAATAACAGACTTGGAAGATGATTCAATTCCATTTAGGGAAGATGACTTATCATTTAATGTTCCTATAGTTACAAATTTGATTGTCGATTCTACGCCTTATTTGTACAACAACCTGTCTTCAAATATTCCGATTGATAGCGACCTGGAAGTTGACTCAATTCCATTTAGAGATAATTTGTTGTCTAATAACGTTCCATCATTTAGTAATCTCTTGACGGATTCTCAACCATTTAGAGATGACAACTTGTCTTCTAATGTATCTAATACAGGTGACCTAGCCACGGATTCAATTCCTTTTAGAAATGACAACTTGTCTTCAAATATTCCTATCGGTTCAAATTTGCTTGCAGATTCGATTCAATTTAGGGAAGATAACCTGTCATCAAATATTTCTGTAACATCTGATTTGCTTACAGATTCTGCTGATATTAGGGATAGCAATATTGCCAAAAACGCTGGTTTTGGATTGCTTGGCGTAAACATTGATGGTGCTGGAACAAGCGCTTTCCTCGGAATATCAAGAGTATTTACTCAAGGTATACTTGTGAGGACTTTGTTATTATCTAAGAATAAACCAAAAAACTCTAATTTGCTGGATGATTCTGATGCTTTTAGAGAAAATAACAAGCTACCAAATAGATGGCAGGTTAATAATAATGAATATGCGAACAATGGTCAGAATGCTACTCTAGCATCTCTTATGCAGGGTGACTACAACAATGACCAATATCATGATTATAATTCGATATTTGCTCCAGTTGGAGGAAATCCAGTTAGCTATGGCGTTTTCTCTACTGATACATATAGAAGAAATGTATCTACAAAGCTTCAGCAGATGTATGGAACCTCTGTTGGAGATGAGTTTCCTAGTTCAAGAGTTGATGTAAGGTTGAATACTGCATACTATTCTGTGGATACAGTTAGCCCTAATGGTGGTGGATTCATAAATTCAAGCTATAATCAAGATAGCTATATCCCATATGTGAGTGGTTATATTACATACACAATTAAGAACTATAACATTGAAAGGAATGCATTTAATCTTGAGCAAAGACAGACTGGAGACCCATCTACTCTTGCGACACTCCAAGAATATGATGCACAAGGATTCCAGGATTTGATTAGTAAGACAATCGGTTCATTCAAAGGTGTATTCCAGACTAGAACTTTAACTACTCCCGCTGATATAATTCAGAAAAATGGTGGAACTTACTATAATGGAGGAAACAGGGATACTGATATAATGAGGCCTGGTGCTGAAGGGACAGAGCTTGGCTCTGCAGAATCTATGATGGGTAAGACAGCTATTGGAAATCCATTTGAGGATTCAGATTTCTTAGCAGGAAGAAGGGGTGTTAGACACGTTGTAAATACAATTAAGTCTAGTAGCTCTCCATTAGCTGCAAACTTTGACCCTCAGAATAATAGAGTTTACATAACTGGTAAGAATGAAGATGGTACTGAAAGAAAGAGTAGACAAAAGTTTACCATAGCAAATCCTTATGCTCCAAGCGGAGCTAAGCAACTTGTATTCTACCTAAGAAATTATGCAAATAAGAATCCAAATCAGGACTTACAGGAAATATATTTGCCACCATATATCAAGAGTATACAGAATACTGAAACAGCAAATTGGAATACTGTAGATTTCCTTGGTAGACCAGAATCGGTATATACATACAATACTTCAAACAGAAGTGCATCTATTTCTTTTTACATATTGACAGATTACACTCAGAGGGTTGTTGTTGGAACTAATTGGGGACAAGATAATACTCCAGAATTGGAAGCATTTATTGATAGACATATAACAAACCCAGTTATAGATGTGAATCTTGGTGAAAAAAACAAAACCGACAAAGAGCTTCAAGAAAGGAATCAAAAAAATGAAGAGAATGTAGCGGCTAATTCTCCAGAAACATCTGAGAACCAAAGTAAGATTATATCAATTCAAACTGAGGCTAATAAATTCCAAAAAAAGGTGATTGACAACAAGGCTCAAGAATTTGTTAAGGCGAATTATAAATATTCAGAAACTAATTCAAAAAATACGAATACATATGCTGATGTTGTGAATGGGAGCAGTCAGGATACACTTGAAAGGATTAGACAAATGAATGAAAACTTCATATTCCAACCAGCATATTTCTCTGGAGATAAAGTTGATTTTATTACGAGGATGGAATTCCTTTCTAAGATGACGAGGCCAGCAAATGCATTTGCTGATAATACTGGTTTCTCATTTACCAGCCCCCCTGTTTGTCACATTAAGCTTGGAACTTTTTGGGACCATGACATCATAGTTAATAGTGTTAGCTTTGACTACACAGATGCTCCATGGACTCTTGATGATGGTACAGACGGCATGGTACAACCTATGTGGGCCCTTGTAACTATAGACTTTAATATTATAGGACCTTATGGTGGCGGAGCAGGAAGACCTCCATTGGCTGGAGATATTGGTGGTATGTATAGCAAAAGAACAATGGAGGGTTGATAATTTGTTTATTTTTTTTTATTATTATAATTATATAAGATGGGATTCAATTTTTATAAGTATTTGATTCAAGATGGTAAGATGAGTAACATGCCACCTATAAGTATTGAAAAAAGGAGTACTGACAAGTATGTTTTATACAATTCTCAAAATAACAGACTTGATAATATTGCTGGAGATATTTATACAGATGAAACCCTTTGGAGGTTAATCTTATGGGCCAATGAGCAGTATTTTATAGAATTTGACATTCCAGATAACACCGTAATAAGAGTCCCGTTTCCAATGCAAGATGTGTTGAATGAAGTAAACTCAAAAATTATTGCACTAAAAAATAAAGGATAATGCCTAGAGTAGAACCTGCTGAATTTCATATGAAAGACCTTTTTATTGACGCAGAACTTATCGTCAGTAAGGATGGTACTATATACGATTTTCTTGGAAGGAAGCTTTTTAGTACGTCTTTCTTTAGGAATGATACTGGTTTTGGTATCACTAATATTGAAATTGAAGTAAACACATCTTTACAACCTATAGTATCAATAACTTTTAAAGATTTATATGGTAAGACAATTTTTGGAGGGCAAAAAAGAATAGAAAGTGAGTTAGATGGAGTTCAATCTCTTGATTACTCTGTTTTATTTGACTGGCCACCTCCAAAGTTTATTTTTGCATTCAAGGGTTATCTTGGAAAATCTGTTACTTGGCTTTTAAATCTTAAAAAAACATCTACATCATTTAACTCTAGTGATGGTAGTTATGAGATTAAGTGTGAATTCGTTCCTAATCAGTGGGGTTTTTTTGCTGATATACCTATGTTATTTCTTTTGGCAGCCAAACCACTAAGAAGAGAGAGGCTTGGCAAAAATGCTTCTGCAGAACAAAAGAGGTCAATAACAAGTGTTTTTGACTTGATAAAAATAGGAAAGCAAGTGGAGGTGAAGACTCAGGAAACGACTAAGGATTTTGATAAGCTTGTAAAAAAGCTAGGAGCTTTAAAGTCAAACATAACGACTTCAATTGTAGGTTCGAGACTTAATTCTTTTGGGGAGACTATTGACGGAATTGTAAACAACATACAGGTTCAGGGTTTTAAGTCAATAACTATTCCTAATATTGGGGATTTGGAAGGCTCTGTAAATACCGAAGAGAAGATAAATAAGAAATCATTAACACCATCTTCTTTAAGTAAGCTTAATACATATTTACTTTTTTCATTGAAGTATCCAGGTTCTGAAAATATTTCTACAAACTCAAATCTTGATGGTCTAAGCGATGAGGCTATTGCACAGGCTAAGAGTAAGGTAATAAATGTTATAAATGAAAATCTTAGAAACGTTGAAAAAGAGATACAGAGAAGAGTTTATAATAGTTCTAAAACAAAACTGCAGAAAATAACTATTGGAGAGATTTTTAAGCAATTAGCAAAAGATGCTGCTTTTATAATGGGTAGTATATTGGACTATGGATTAGAAGGTTCAAATGTTCCTGAAAGGAGTGGTGCTGATATTGATGATAAAATAATTGGTAAAGCTTTCCCCCTTTATATCAATAAAGATGGGGAAGAAGTTCCTGCAACTAGCGAGGCTTCTGGATTGTCTATTGGGGTGGACTCAATAGAAATGGATTTTGTAAGAAAATTTATAAATGCTATTAGTGAGGGTATTGCAAAAGACTTACCAACTTCTGATTTATCTGGATTGGCTCAGAGTGACACTCTTAAGACAAGGATAAATAATGCAGAGATGGCTCAATCTAATCCGTATAAGCCAAATTATCAAAATATTGCTTCAAATATATTGGTTAGAAGTGGTATTGTAGCTTACACCACAACGAGTTATGACCCTAATTATCCAGGAGACTGGGGGAATGAATGGTTTAGAATTGACAATGATGGTTCTGAAGGAATATCTGAGCTTGCAAATTTAGATTCTGAAAACATAACTGATGATATTTTAAACTCACTTTCAGATGTTGACCTTTTGTTGCTTAAAAGGTTTTGTAGATTTTTCTTGAAATTTTATGATAGGTCTGGAGAGTTTTTATTAGATTCAGAAGGAAATGAGGGTAGTGCTATATCTTCAGATGCAGCAAGTTCGTATGAATACCCAGTATCTATAGATGATAATCAGACATTAACTTTTTCTCAAGTTTTTTCAACTTTAAATAAACCATTTGTGGTAGAAGAGGGGGTGTCTGAGCTTGAGCCTCAAGAATTTGGGGCAATGTCACAAGGTTCTGTTACAAATAATGTTGAACACCCTTTGTCATTTGTAGATACATCTAATTATACGGCAAAAAGAATAGTTAACAACGGTATTGCATATATGATTCCAAACATTAATAATGATGAAAATTATGTTATTGTTTTTGAGGGAAATATGAATCAAACCGCTCAGGGTGTCAATAGTAGTAAGAGTGATTCTGAATTAAAGAATTCAGAGAATAAGGACTCTGGAGATGTACTAGGATATGTACCGCTTGAGGCGTTTAAAGATTCCGAGGGAGAAGACCTCGGTAGATTTGAGGTTTTATTAGAATATGTTCAAGAGGGAAAAGCTTTGTTTGGAAATAAAATGAGAGACCCAAATAGAACATTCTACACAAATTCGGATGATAGTCAAGAGTTTCAAGGTTTTCTTTGGAATAAATTGCAGCCTAATGGAGAATTGGCTATTTTTGAAAGTGTAGAGCAAGCTGTTGATAAGGGTTTTAATGATAGAAATGATTTTGCTTTATTAGGGGATATTGGATTTACAGCGTATGCTGGATTTGAAGATAATTCATATGTTTTTGCTCCTTTTGGAGATGGAAGCTCTGTGTCTGTTGATGATGATAGAGCAATAAATCAAAGGGTTTATATAAGAAGGATTTGTGAATCAGTATTAAAAAGAATAAACAAGATTGAGGATGAAAAAAATCAAGTAATTGGTTCTGTATTAGGTAAGGCTGGGGAACAGGAAAATGCTCTATACAAACAAATGCACAATTTATACCACCAATGGCAAGCGATTGCCTACAAGGGCTCATCTAATATGGATAGCATAAGGAATGGAAAAGGCGGACAAGCTTTAGATGTAAGTAAGAATTTAGCAACCGAGTTAGAAAAAAGATATGGAGGAAGTCATGTTGATTTGAATATTAATGAGACTGAGACAGACGGACTTCCAGATGGCTCTTTTATTTATGAATTCCCTCTACAGAGGATAACTGGAAAAAATCTTGGAAAGGATAATAAGCCAATAAATACAAGAAACTCCATTATCAACATAGAGCCAATGTATAAATTAAATGCTGACACAAGTGTGCTTAACATAATTCAGCAGGTGTGCACAAAAAACAACTTTTTGTTTGTTCCAATTCCTGGTAATGCTTCGTATCTTAATGTTCAGGATATATACACCCCTAATCCTCAGAGTATAGAAATTGAGCCGATGAATTATTTTCATGTATTGTTTACGCCTACACCAGAATCAAGGTCTAAGATAGGTTCGAACGAACCTTTATCTTTAGCTGAAAACCATACAGCCTATATGGCTAATTCGTTTTCTATAAAATATGGAAGCCCAGATAACCAAATTGTAAGCGATGTTCAAGTGGGTACAGATGAGAATAAGACAACTGCTGAGAGTATTGTAAACCTCCAGAGGTTGGTTGATAATGAAAACCAGAATAAGAAGGTTACAACAGACTGCTCTGTATTACCCGTTATGGAAGGTCGCTCATACACCGCTTCAATAGAAATGCTTGGTAATGCTCAGGTATATCCTATGCAATTTTTCTACCTAGAAAACTCTCCACTTTTTGGGGGTCTTTATCAGGTGATGAAGGTAAAACATTCAATAAATCCTAATAACATGAAAACAAATGTTGAAGGAATTAGGATGAGATTTAGTCCAGGTAATGGTTATGGGTCTATTAAGCCAATTACGCTTGAAACATTTGAAGACTTAGGGCCAGTTGGTTCAGCTGTTCCACTTTCTCAAGAAGAAATAGATAGATTGAAGAACTTCAGCACATCTACAACAAGTGGAGGAGGGGGGTCAACTACATCTACTGGTGGCTCAGCTGTTAAAGCTTCTAAGACAATGGTGGAAGTTTTGCTTTCAGCTGGGTATAAGAGAGGAACTATTGAATATGAGTTGGCATTGATTATAGGGACAAAAGAAGGATATAGAAAAGGTTCTAAGAATAGGCCTTCAAGAAATAATAATCCAGGAAACCTGGCGTGGAGTAGTTCGTTTAAATCTATTGATAAAGACTCTGTATTAGAGCCACCGAATTCAAAAGGTGAAAGAAGGTTTGCGCATTTTTCTACTCCAGAGTTAGGGACAGTAGCTTTAGTTGGTAAAATAAAAGGCTGGGCAAAAGGAAGTTACCCAGCTACAATAGTAACTGGAACAAGTAAAAAAGCAAAGGATTATAGGTCGAAATATTCCGTTCCTAGTTCTTTGGATGGTATTGCAAATAAAGGTGTAAAGCTGAGTATAGAGCAATTCTTTTATATTTATGCTCCACCAAGTGAAAATAACACAGAAAGCTATATTAATAGCGTGGTAAGGTCTTTATCTGTAAACTTTCCAGGTATTACAAGAAAATCATTAATATATAATTATTTGTCATAATTTTTTGTTACCTTTGCGCTATGTTCAGGATTTGCAGAATAATAGTCGAAACAGAGGAACAAGGAAATTTTCTAAAGGAGTATCTTGGAGGATACCCTGTTGAGATTACTCAACGGCTTGACCTTGATGGTGTCGTATCTCAAGAAATTGGCAAAGGTATTCCAACCCTATTTATAGGATGGAATTCTGTTAAGCATAGATTCCCAGAACAAAAGATAAGTGAAAATAAGGTCATGAACAATTTGTTCTGGACATATAATGAATCTGAGTGTAATCAGATTGATGGTCAGAGTTATCATAGGAATATTGAGGAGTTTGTAAATGAAAATCTTAAGAAATGGCTTCCAAGTGACTTCACCATCTATGATTCTATTTTGCATGGTGACTTTTATAAATTTATAAACAAGAACATAACTTTATCACCAGGATTTATAACCTATGCGCACTTTAGCAAAGGTGCTATGTACATGAGAAATGGTGATAAGAATTTTATTGCAAACATTAAGAGTCTGTGGTTAACTGAGGGTAATTATAAGGAGCTTGTTACAGATGTTCTCAATAGCATGAATTGCATGGTTTATTCATATGATGGGATTGAAGAGTATGTAAACCTTGACAGGCTTGAAAATGTATTAGCGCTTGATATTATACGCTGGGTTAAGTTTGGCGTAGAAACTCCGATTAAGTATTTCCAGATAGTTCCTCACATGGATGTGAATAAGTACATTCCATTCTTGATGAGTAAGATACCATTCGATTCTCTTGAGATGGATGAGGAAGAAGAGGTGTACTTCAATAGAATGTGTGAGAGGGATAAGATAAATAGATGGATGTCCACTAGGTATATTTCATTTTCTTATGATTTTAAGAAGAAGCTTGACTTCTTGAATCGTGACTACGCAAAACTAGCTAAGATAAATTACTCAACAAAGAGAACGATTACTGGAAGGATAACATCTGTAGATAGATATAACCCACAAAACCTATCAAAGTCAAACGATGAGAGGGCTATGATAGTTTCAAGATTTAGAGGTGGTCAGATTTATCAATTTGATTTTACGTCTTTCGAGATAAGAATTGCACTTTATCTTTGTGAGGATAGTGATTTCATTGAACAGTATTACGACAAAGATATTCATGCTGAAACAGCAATGATTATCTTCGAATCAATGGACTTCACAGAGGAACAGAGGAATATTGCAAAGGATGTTAACCACACTGTGCTATATGGTGCTGGTGAAGCTACTATTTTGAAGAAACTTGAAGGATTGCCTTATCCTCATGAGAAGATGCTTAGAGTTAAGGAGTTTATGGCCCCAATATTTAAAAAGTCAAAGGAGCTTGCCGATTTGGCAGAAAACCAGGGCTACATAATAAATAAGTGGGGTTCCATTATTAAGCCAGAAAAGTCATATGCAGGATTTAATAACTATATACAGTCAACAGCAGCAGAAATAATTGTTGATAAGGTGATAGAAATAAAACAAATCCTTAAGGGCAAGAAAAGCCAGTTCATGTTTCAAGTGCATGACTCACTTGTGCTTGACATACATCCAGATGAACTATACGTAGCTGATGAAATCGCTAAGGCCATGTCCTATCATAGAGGTATGGCATTCTCTGTTAACTTTAAGCACGGCCCTAATTACAAGGATTTATCATCCGAGTCTGTTTACTTCTAAAATTTTTTCAAAAAAATTCATTTTTTTTCATTTTTCACTTGATTTTTCATGTCCAGATTCTTATTATTAATTATAATAATTTGAATAAAATATAAAACAGGAATCATGGGAAATTTCAAGATGAAAATCGAGAGAAAAGTAGGTAAGAGAACCTACGAGTTCACTGTTGAGGGAGAAAACCTTCATGAGGCAGTGATGGAATCAAAAAAACTTTCTTTTTATGACGTGCACAAGTGCGGTTGTTGTGGCAGCGATGACTTAGTACTTGATGCTCACGTAGCAAAGGGAAAATTTAAGTATACAACTGTTAAGTGTAACAAGTGTAAGGCTTCTGTAAACTTTGGTCAGCAACAAGAGGATTCAAACATCTTCTATCTTAGAACAAGAGATAAGTCTGACGGTTCAGGTAAGGAAATTGACTGGCAGCCATTCAATTCAAATGATGTTCATGGGTTCGCTCCTCAAGCACAGGCTCCACAGGCACAATTCCCAAACCAGCAAATGGCTCAACAGCAAGTTAACAACTATGCTCAGCCAATGCAGCAACAACCAATGCAACAACCAATGCAACAGCCTTATGGCAACAACGGTTACAACCAACAAGGACAGTAAATTGAGTAATACTTAAATTTTTTATAAGCATGGCAAAAAAGAAAATTACTCTTCCTGAAGGATTCGAAGAAGTGGATGGTAAAATCATCCACTCAGAATCTGGGGAAGAATACATAAAGAATGGAGACGATTTAGTCAAAGTTTCAACTGGTGAAGTGTTCGTTGAACAACCTAAACTGAAGAAAAAATTCACAAAACTTAAGGACTATAAAGAGAAAATCAACTTTAAGGATGTGAAATATAAGCCTCAAGAGTGGATTGAAATGTCACAGGCTTATAAGGAAGTTACAAGACTTCCAGGAATTCCAGCTGGTCACGTAATCATGAATTACGGTAAGTCAGATACAGGTA